GATTGTCAAGGATGTAAGAAGAAACGTTTTACATTTTTTTATAAATAAACAAGAAAATACATTTTCCCACGCTGACGCTAGGAAAATTATTTTCTTTTGTTTAAATAAAAAAAACATTGCAAAGAACACCTGTGTTGATTACAGTGGTGGTAATATAATTAATGTAGTCCACATGAAAACAACACAGATAATGCAAAGGGATCTTAATGGTATGAGTATTAGACAAAACCATAAGACGGGGATGTTTAGTGCTAACGACTTGCTTGAGGTTTATAATAAGCAGAACCCTAATGCTACTAGGCGTATTGATAAGTTTTTAGAAACAGCTACTACTAAGGAGTATATTAGATATATTAAGGAGAGGATTAATGAAGATTCGCAAGGTGAAGCCGATATTTCAAATACCCCGAAAACAGGGTATTTGGATTTGCTGCATAAGGAAGCCATGAATGAAAGGAAAGTTGTTTTCTCTGTACGAGGGAGGATGAAAGGTGGAACATGGATGCATCCTTATTTGTTTTTAGATTTTGCAATGTGGTTGAGCCCAGAGTTTAAGTATGAGTGTATGAAGTGGTTACATGATAATCTTATTAAGTTTAGGGATGAAGCTGGTGATACTTTTAAGGATGTTAATCTTGCCTTAGACTCTAAAGGCAAGAATAGGAAGATTGTTTATATTCAGGAGGCTAATATGATTAATGAATTAGTTTTTGGTAGCGCAAAGAAGGGTCAAAGGAACACTGCCACAGAAGAACAATTAGCAATGCTCCAGAAATTACAAAAAGCTGATATTAAATTAATTAACAAAGGGTTTAGTTTTTCAAAAAGGAAAGCCGCTCTTGAATTTATTAAAGATCTTTAAGGTGAGCGAGCGAGGGCGTAGCCCGAGTGAGCGGAGGTCTTGACTATAAAATTAATTCAGTCATTATCCTGATGGCTTTTCATAGTAGCCAGAAGGGGTATGCTGCTTGGCGGCAATACGATGGGCAACCAGACGCCGCCTTGCACTTTCTTTGAAATCATCAGCGTAGAACTCTCAAGGAAACTTGAGGATCTTACATGCGGTCTAACGCATATTCCTCAACCTTATCTTGCAGGCTAAGGTTGAGGGTTCATGAAAGCTCTTAAGCTTATTCTGGGGTTATTCCTGGTTTAAGCTTGAGGGTTCTGTGCTGATCTTTACATTGTGAGCGATTTATGCTAACATGCGAACCGATATGATTATTATATTCGACACTGACGCAAAAAGGACTACTGTGAACTATGATGGTCTTTTGGTGACTATTGAAGACGTGAAGTATCTAGACAAGGCTTATCAGGACGTTTTGGAGGACATTAGACTTGAAGCTGAATATCAGCACCGATTGGAGCAAGAGAACAAGAAAGTGGTGGAGAATATTATAACGGCTGGATCTAAACCAATTCCAAGTAATAAATAATTATGAACGAGCAGGAAGCAACAGAGAAGTTGCAATCAACTTTAAAAGAAATAGAAGAGAACGGTTGGGGCGTGAAGATTATGCCTCAGTATGCGTTCGAAATAGTGCCACAAGCTTTCCATAAGAAGGCTGAAGATAAACGAGGGTATAAGAAATAATTAAGTCAATGTTATAGCACATTATGCCATTTACACCAGAAAACGCAAAAGGGCTGGGAAAAAAAGGTGGTCATGCAAAGCACCAGAAGGATTTGCAGTGGGAAAGAACGCTTTTATGGCTTGCTGAAGAAGGGGGAGAGTCTTTTAGATCTAAGTTAAAGTCTTTAAGCCAGGGTTCTCCGATTACAAAGGAGGAAAAAGAGTTTATGCTTCATTTTAAAGACCTTCTGGAATACCACAAACCAAAGCTTTCTAGAACTGAATTAACTGGCAAGGATGGGGCGGAGCTGCCAGCTCCTATTTTGGGCGGAGTTACTCAAGAGAAAGGAAAGAAATAATTAAAATACAGCCATGGCCTTTAAGCAAACCACTGCTGTTAAGAAGATCTTAGCGCTCAAGAAAAGGCTGAAGATTATTCAGGGTGGTAGTAGTGCTGGAAAGACTATTGCTGTTCTTTTGGTGTTAATTGATCGTGCGCAATCAGAGAAAAACAAGATGTTTTCAGTGGTGAGCGAAACAATGCCCCACCTTAAACGTGGAGCTATTCGTGATTTCATTAATATTATGGAGGCTCATAACTATTATGATGAAAAGAGATGGAACAGAACTAACTTTACTTACACATTCGAGAGTGGAACAAAGATGGAGTTCTTTAGCGCTGACAGCCCCGACAAGGTCCGAGGGCCACGTAGAGACGTTTTATTTGTAAACGAGTGTAATAACGTGCGTTACGAGGCTTATACGCAGCTCTCTATCCGTACTAATGAAGATATTTACCTAGATTACAATCCCGTGGCAGAATTCTGGGTTCACGAACAATTAATAACTACGTTTGACCATGATTTTATAATATTAAATTACAAAGACAACGAGGCGTTGCCTGAAACTATTGTGGAAGAGATTGAATCAAGAAAGGATAATAAGAATTTCTGGCAAGTATATGGGCTGGGATTGCTGGGTGAAGCAGAAGGATTGGTTTATAGTGGATGGAATATAATTGATTGTGTCCCAGATGAGGCACGCTTAGTTAGGAGAGGATTAGACTTTGGTTACACAAACGATCCGTCGGCTATTGTAAACGTTTACAGCTACAATGGTGCGTATGTTCTTGATGAAATCTGTTATTCAAATGGGTTAAGCAATAAACAGTTGGCAGACATATTGTTAAACGAAGAAGAGGACACGCTAACTGTTGCTGATTCAGCTGAGCCTAAGTCGATTGATGAGATCAGAAGTTATGGTGTGAAGATAATTGGTGCGAAGAAGGGAAGGGATTCGGTTGCTCATGGAATCCAGTATTTGCAGGACCAAAAGATACTAATGACTAAAAGGAGTGTAAACCTGATAAAAGAATACCGAAATTACCTATGGAAAACCGATAGAAATGGCAAGATAATAAACACACCAGAGGGCGGGTTTGACCATTTATTAGACAGTTGCAGATATGCCTTAACCAGCTTAAACAAGCGCAACGCTACAAGCTTTAAAGATTATATAGAAACAGCCGACCACTTCGCTAACTACGAAAAGCACAGTAAACTTAAAAACATTCTTCAGCCAGGCTTTGAACCAGTGGATGAATATGCGAGTGCTGTTGAAGACTTTATTCTGAATTAAGCTGTACAAAATGCACTTTTCGTGCTAGTAATTAATTACTCATTCACTTTCCATCATGGCTTCAATCAATCGGGATACTCTCGACAAACCTGTTAACGAAAACGTTAAGGATGGTCGACAGAATAAGGCGGTTAAATCTTTTTTAGAAGTAATTGCTGATGGCTTTGTTGATAAGAACACGCAAGATTCTAGAAATAAACAGATACAAGATTTGTTTGAGTCAGCTTTTTTGATTAGTAATCCTAGTGGAACAAGAAAGTTGAATGCCCAAAGGCTTTATCAAGCTATGTGGCGAACAGCTAATAGAATGAAACCTTTGGATTTTCAACTTCATGGAGCAGGAAGGCCTGAGTGGGCAGAGAAGATTGTGACTGATGGTGTAGCGACAGTAATGGATGGTGGAGGATATGATTCAGCTTTACGAGACAAAGGGGGAGCTTTCTTTAATCTTTTGATGTACGGTGACTCTTTTGTTCAGGTTGGGGCTAATCCTGATCCTAAATCTAAGATCCCGATTGTTTTTAATCCTATCTCTAACGATAAGGTTTACGTTGATAGGTATGCTACTGGTGTAAGAACTAAAGGATGGGGAAGGAATGCAACAAAGATGGTTGTGATCTTTACTTATTCTTGGGGTGATTTGATTAAACAATGGCCAGACGCAGAAAAGATAGCTGGGATTGGAAAGATTCCTAGAGGCGATGCTTACAACCAGCTAGAAAGAACAGATATACAAAATCAAATGTTGGAAGACGAAGTAGAAGTTGCTTACGCTTACGACATTATCAATAAGAACTTTACTGTGTTCGCTGGACAAGCTTGCACAGTTCTACAAGAAGAGAATGGTGATGATTAT